AAATCCGCCGATCGCAACGCGGACCTCGTTCAGCGCGGCTTCGGCGACCTCGGGGTTGATCTCCGCGAGGATTTCGCGCGCGCGTGCTTCCCATCGGTCGGGAGCCGAGCGCACCCATTCGAGGAACGCCGGAGGCCACGTGAACGCGACGCCCTGAGGCTGTAGGCGTTGCTCGACGACGGTCACGGTTTCCGCCGCCTTCGTGGTCGGCTCCTCAGCACGTTGCGCGTTCGCGGTCAATGCGGGTTCGAGGACCGCGGCGAACTGATCGACCGCCGCGACCTCTTCCTCGCGGAGTTGCCGGAACACCTTGCGCATCGACGTGCGGAGGATGCCTTCCACCTTCGAGTCGTCGCGGGATTTGGCGGACCACGCCTTCACCACGCGGAACGCCTTGCCGTGCGCCTCGAAGCGGTCGCCAACGCGGACGCCGCGCATATTCGCGAGGTTATGCGCGACCGCCTGCGCGCCCTTCTGCGCGGTCGGCGCGACGGCCTGACCAACGGGAGCCGCGACGGGTTCGGACGCCGCAGGAGCCGTTTGGCGAGCGCGCGCGGCGGGTTCGATGAGGCGTCGCGCTTCGGCCTCCGAGATTGTCGGGAAGGCGATTTGTAGCGTGACGACCGCCGACTCGGCGGGGAGTTCCCCGTTTGCGACCGACTGCACGATCTGCACGAGCGAGGTGACCTGCGCGCCGTTCATCGCGGTCTCGGCGACGGACGCGGGCGCGGCGACGGCAGGCGTCGAAACGTCCGGCGTTGCGGCGGTCGGCAGTTCGGGAACGTCGAAGGTCGGCTCCTCCTCGATCCCGAGGCCGAGGCGGACGTTCACCGCTTCCTTGGAGTATCCAGCGGCGACGAGGATCTGCGCCTGCTGCGCCTTCTCCGTCATCGGAGCCTGTAACGCCTCGACCTCCGACACGTCGAACTCCGCCCACACGTCGCGACCGAGGCGCGCCGACAACGGCTCGAGGAGCCACGACCACAGGGTCGACTCGATCAGACGTAGGCGCGGGAGAATGGTCTTCTCCCAAGTGTTCGCCTTCGCGGTGAGCGACGACGCGCGGTTCGTTTCCTCGACTTCGCCGAGGTCGAACTTCGTCACTCCGAGGACGGCGAGGATCTCCGACTTGCCCCAACCGAGGGCGTCGGAGAATGCCATGTCCTTCGCGGTGACGGCGATCGGCTCGTACTTCAGACCGCCGGAGAGGATCGCGAGCCGCGCGGACTTGATCGCGCCGCGATGCCGATCCTCCCATTGTGAACGGAGGCCCGTCGCCTCGTCCTGCGTCAGCGGCGATTCGGAGTAGATGATGCCACCCGGGTCGGCTCCGTTCGCGAGGAGCGCGTTGTTGAACTGCGTCGCGCGCAACTCGTAGTTGAACGATGGAAGGACGGGCGTGATCGGAGCGAGACCCCTGTACGGGTTCGCGGGGTCGAACTCCTTCGGGTGTCCGACTTGCTCGGCGGTGAAGCGGAACACCTCGCCGTTCGCGTTCGTCGTCTGCCACCCGAGGACGATACCCGTCCGTTGATCGATGTCGGGAACCATCCCGTCGGGTCGGACGATCAGGATCTCGGCGGGAACCTCGCCGCGTCGAAGCGGGGAGCCGTCCGCCGCGTAGCCGATCCAGAAGCACTCGCCGTTTAGGTCGAGATAGATCGACGTCGCCTCGATGAACTCGTGCCCCGACATGAGCGGCGACGGACAGTCGAGGAGCCGACGGAGCGTGTCGTCGCCGCGCACGGGTTCGCCGTCGCGGTCGCGTCGAGACCCTGCGAGGATCTCAAGCGGGACGCTCGCGCACATACGCGCCTTCAGTTTGATCGCCGCGTGCGCCCATGCGTTTTGCGCGTAGGCGTTCGATACGGTCTCCTCGGTCTGAAGGAGTCGACGCGGGAGCCAGAACCATTCGGTCCCGGGTACGGTCTTCGTGCGCGCCTCGAAGGAGCGGCGGTTCCGTTTCGTCATAGGATCGCCACCTTCCGCGCCGCGCCTGAGCCGAGCGCGATAACGAGCGCGTCCCCGAAGTCAGGGGACCGACGAATCCGCGAGCGGATCGCGTCCTTCGGCTCGACCGTGAACCGACCGCGCGAGTCGTACCAATATCGGACGGACGCGAGATCGGCGACCACCTCGCGGAACTTCGACGGGATCGAGATCTGCCGCGCGCGCACGACGGAACGGAGCGCGGCGTGCAGTTCGCAGCGGCGGTTCGGGAAGGCGGCTTCACGACCGAGGAGCGTCTGCCAGTCGCCGACCGCGCCTGCGCCGAAGTCGACGGCGGTCACGCGGACGTTCTGTTCGCGGAGTCGGTCGACGACGCCCGCGCCGATCCCGCACGAGTCGACGCAGACGTTCCGGCCCTCGACCCCGTGACGGCGCATCGCGTCGATCAGGCGTCCCGTGGTCTGCATGAGATCCTCGCCGCGCCACGATTCGACGGCGACGAGGCGGCGCGATTCGTCGAGAACGACGAGGACGTTCGCATCGCCGCCCATGCGCGCGACGTCGAGACCGATCCGACGCGGTTCGCGGACGCCTGTCGCGACGTTCTCCGTCGCTTCGAGTTCGGCGACCGACACGAGCGAATCCGACCCCGCCGCCGGGAACTGACCGCAGACGCGCGACGCCCAGAACGGCGAGTCCTCGCCTTCGCGCGCGCGTACTTCCTCGACCCATTCACGGGTGACCGCGCCCGTGATGATCTCCTCGCCTTGCGCGACGTTCGGATGCTCGAGGCACGAAACCTTGATCACGTTCCACCGCTGCGGGTTCAAGTGTGCGTCGAAGAGATATCCCGACGGCGTGACCGGGTTGAAGGCGACGACGAGCGACGAACCGCCCGACGAAAGGAGCGAGTCGATCGCGCCCCACATCTTCGGGTCGACGCCCTCGGCCTCGTCGACGATCACGAGGACGCGCCGAGAGTGAATGCCCTGAAGCGCGGTCGGGTCGTCGACGGCGACGATGGACGCGCGCGAGCCGTCGCCAATCGTCCATTCCGTCTCGCCGATGCGACCGCCGAGCGGGAGCCGCGCGTCCCTGTAGAGTTTCTGCACCTCGCCCCATAGCGCGTCGTGGACTTGCCGATACGTCGACGCCATGCAGACGATCCGACAGTCCGGCTCGGTCACCATCGTCTCGCAGATGAGGGACGCGAGGGTGCGGGTCTTGCCGACACCGTGTCCAGACATGACGAGCGTCCGGCGGTGTTCGCGCGCGGACTTCAGGATCTCGCGCTGACGCGACCACGGCGACCACCCGAGAACCGACTGCGCGAAGAACGACGGGTCGAGCGAGACGGCATCGAACACCGTCCGCGCCTGACACCGCTGCACCGCGTCGGCGTACCCGCTCACGTCAGAACCTCGGAGACGAACACGACCCCGTTCAGCGTCGCGCCTGATGCGCCGCCGACGATGCCGAGACCGACGCCCGCCGGGATCGTCAGGTGTAGACCCGTGATCGTCCACGGCTTCGCGTAGTCGCCTGCGGTCGTCTTCTGTAGCGGGATGATCGTCCCGAACAGTTTCGTCCCGTCGGCGTAGCACAGGGAGACGGGACAGACGTCCGCCGACGAGTCGGAGATCGTGAGCGACCATCCCGAGACGATGAGCGCGCGCGGGTGCGATTGCGCGTAGATCTCGACGATCGTGTCGGCCTCGAACGTCATCTGTTCGAGACACGCGTGATCGCCGTAGACCGAGGTCGTCGCTACTCCGCCGCCCATGCGATCAGATCTCCGACACGAAGATGATGCCGTCGAGGACGCCGCCCGCCGCGCCGCCGTTGATCTTCAGCACCTCGTTCGCCGCACCGTTGATGCGAATCCCCGTCACCGTCCAGAGGAGGAGCGGCGATCCGGCGACCGTGCCCGCGATCGGGAACTTCGTCGCGGCGTGCGAGTTCGAGCCGAGGACGATCGTCGCCTGACACGCGGCGGTGTTCCCCGAACAGGTGAGCGACCACCCGGTGATGACGAGACGCTTCCCGCTCGAAGGCGTGAGGACGTTCGTCAGATTGCCCGTGAAGGTCTCCGACACGAGCGCGACATGATCGCCGTAGGTAGTTGCCATCGTTAGACCTCGGATGAGGGCGGCGGCGACTCAGCGTCGCGCGCGGCGTTCTTCGTCTTGCGCGCTTCGCGCATGAGTTCGGCGAGACCGACCTGCAAGTTGCCAGAGATTTGCTGCGCGTGTTGCTGCTTGAAATCGTCAGGTCGACGACGTTCCAACCACCACGCCGCCGCTTGCCACGTCTCCTCGGATGCGCTCGCGACCTTCGTCACGAACCGCACCTCGGCATCGGCTTCGGCCTTTTCGACTTGCTCGGAAAAGGTCGGGTCCTTCATCCATTCGTAGAACGTGTCCACGTGGATTTCCGCGAAGTGCGCGGACGCTCGGCGCGTGTTTCCCGCGCGTAACGCGTTGCAAATCGCCTGCACGCGCTCGGGAGTTTTAAGAGAGAATCGACCTGTCACGGCCTCATGATGCGCGCAGATCGCGCGCCTGTCTTGCGTTCGGTAGATACCTCACGATGAGTCAACATAAGGCCGACAATCAATGAAGCGCATCGGTCGGATTTGCACCGCCCCTTTCGGCATGGATAGCCGCTGTTCCGCTGTCTGAACTTGATGCGCGGATATATTTACGAGCGCAAGACGTTAACCGCGCCGCCATCTCTTTGTCAAGCGGCATCAAATAGCGATGCTTCCCGGGTAACTTAATCGTGATGCACTCTGCGGGAGTTATGACTTTGCGGACGCGCCCGAATACGCGTTTGCTTCCTTTTGTCGCGACCATCCTGCTGTGCCACACTTTTCCTGCACGGTCCTTATATGCTAGCGATGGCGGCGTATCGCCCGCATATATCCACCCACCCGCCTGATAGATGCATCCTCGGTGGCCCTGCGCCGGATCAGCGAAAGAAATCACTAGGCGCAAGCCCGGCGCGCACTTCTTCAACATTCTGAGCGCAATCGCGACGATGCGAGAAACGGGCGTTTTATGAGCGTTAAGTGCTACGCGCACTAACTCGCAGCACTCGGTCTGCGCTAGTCCGAATGGGGCCCCTAAGTGTCGATTCGCGCCACGCGCAAACACAACGACACCGATAAACGCGTGATTCTCCCATACACCAACGCGAACTAATGGAGGCGGCGGGAGTGATTTACTGTAATGCCATGACTTCACGGCGAACATCGCGGCAGCGTGCGTCGTGAAATCAAGTTTTAGGTTAACGGTTGAACTCATGTTGACACTTTGGGCATATGATCGTCGCTGTCTTATCTAAGCATCCTTGAGAATCTATGGACGTTGCCTCAAACGTCGGCAGTTGCAACGCTGCTATTTCGGCATCACTGAACCCCGTCGCCCGCGCTAGGTCCTCGTCGTTAATCTGAATAGCCGCGAGTTGCTGCGTGAGCGCGTCGTTGTCCCACGTCGCCAGTTCCGCCGTGCGGTTGTCCGCGATCGCGTAGGCGGTCGCGTCGGGTCCGATCAGTTCCGAGCGCACGATTGCGATTTCCTTCCACCCGAGCGACAACGCCGCGGCAATCGTTCCGTTCCCTGCGATGACGACGTTGTTCGCGCCGACGACTACGGGCTTTTGCTGTCCGAACCGCGCTAGCGATCCCTTGATCGCGTCGAGGTTCTTCTGGTCGTGCTTTCTCACGTTCGCGGGATCTCCCACGAGCGACTCAATCGGTACGCGTTCGACCTTCATAACGGCTCCTTGCGCGCGCACTATAGCGCGATCTGCTCGCCCTCGACGTTCACCGCGTCGAAGAGCGGCGCGTCGGCTTGATGCCGACGTACAACGTGAAACGGGGTTCGGTATGGAACGGGGTCATGACTTCTCCGACACTTCTCCAGAATGTTTCCGACATGATTCGCGGACGACGCGCTCGGCTCCGTCCGCCGACGTACAGATCGCGCCGAGGCCCCCGGCGACGCAGACCGCCGCGAGGAACTCGACCTGTTCGGTGGTCGCGACGCCGCCCGGCTTCTTCACCTCGATCGCGACGATGCGCCCGTGATCGCAGAACCCGAGGAGGTCGGGCGTGCCCGGCTCGGCGGCGTGTACGACGCGTCCCGACGCGCCCCGGAACCGTCCCGCCTGTACGCGAACGATCTTCGGCAGGATCGCTCTCAGGCGGT